CTGCTCCTGATAGGCCATCTGAAGCATCTGGTCTCTGCGCTGGTTGTCCTGCATCCTCGCGGCATACTCGCCTGGGTTCTGGACCCTCAGTGCCTCAAGCTCTCGCGGGTCTTCTTTGTGGTTCGCTAGTTCCGCCTGAAGTTGCTGCGCCACGGCGTTCATCCGCTCTGCGGCAGCGGCCTGATCCTGCGTGACACTCTGCGCGTAAGCCTCGACCTTGCGCCGGTCCTCGCCCAACTCCTGAGCCTTCCGGGTGTAGTCGGACTCGCGGTGATAGCCCGCGATCAGTTCATTGAGCGGGACTTCGGTGGCCCTGCCATCGACCATCACCTCGACAAAGGATTGCTCTTCACCCTCACCCGCCGCAACCTCTTCCGCCTCGGGCCCGGGCTCCTGCTGCTCTACCACCTCATCGGCCTGGGCCTCTGCTACTGGCTCGGACTCTTCAGCGGCCTGTGGCTCGGGGGTGGCAATCGCGGCTGGCTCACCCTTAGCGAGGTTGAAAAATCCCTGTGCCGCATCATCCAGCGCGCCATCGAATGACTTCTGTGAAACGAACTCCGACTCTGCTTCTGCCATCATTGCCTCCCGTTCGTGTATTGACCGTCAGCTTCTTCACGCGCTGCCGCAGCGGCCATCTGGTAGCTGCGGAACATCTGATCCTCTTCGCTCGACTGCTTCACTGATTCGCGTGCCTTGGAGGCCCGGTCTGCCTCGGCCTCTCCCTGGGCGATATATGCGTGGAGCGTTGCGCGAATGTCCTGTACCGCTTGACTCTTGAGTGTCCCCCGGAACGCTTCCTCTGCGTTGGTCGCTACCCGGCACTCCGAGAGGGCGCGGCTTTCGACATAGTTCAGGGCCAGCACGAAGGTCTCGTTTTCGAGGAGAGCCTTGGCCTCACGCCCCAGCGACTCAGGAGTGAAATCTGTGGGTTGCTTTGGTGGCGCGGCTTGGACTACCTCGGGCTCGGGTTCTTCCGCTCTGCGGTTCACTTTTGCCCTTGCCGCCTTCTTCTTCTGTGCGCTCTTCTTCACTGCCATCAGATGCCTCCCTCAAGTGCGCCTAGGATTGCCGGGTCGATTTCTTCCATCGGTGCTGCGCCTGCCGGTGGCCCCTGCGGAGGCATTCCGGGTGGTGGTCCCTGGGGTGGCATCTGCGGTGGCATACCCATCGGTGGCATGGGAGGCGGGGGAGGCATGGAGGGTGGTGGGGGCGGTGGGAAGTTGAAGCTCGGATCATCCATCGGGATACGCGCACCTTCCATCCGCAGCTTCGCCACATCCAGTTCGTGCCCAACCTCTTTGCTCTTCGCGTCCGCGAGTGCCTTGAAGCGGTCCACTTCCATCTTCTGACGGTCCAGTTCTACGCGCATGATCTCGATCTGCTGCTGGGCCTCGATCGCCTCCTGGGCCGGGTCTGGCTTCGGCTCCTGTGGCGGGGACATAGCGGGATCGGTCACGAACCGGGACGAATCCTTGAATCCAAGTGCTTCGACCAAAGCGGTCGCGGTCTCGTATGCGTTCTGTGGGGTCACCATATTGGAGAGGCCAACCGATGTGAGTTTCTCCTGAAGCGATGCGATCGTCTGGAGGTTGCTGATCCGCTCCATCCTCGATCCATGACCCAGGCCCACATTGATCCGGCAGTCGAGGTTGGTCGCCCAGTCGCTCGGGTTGACTGGAGTCCACTCCCCTCGGAGCTTGATCATAAATTCCTTGCCGACATGGAGCAGCAAGGCCCGGTAGATCAACTCAAACATCCTCTTGATGCCGGTGTCGGCGAAGATCCTCGCGTACATCGTGATTCTCTGGGCAGCGGCAGAACTCTCGACCATCACGCCCAGTGCGGTCTTGTTCACTGCGTTGGGGGATATGCCCGCGCCCTCGGGTGAGATCCCGGTGCGGCTCTTCAGCATCTGCTGGTGGAGGCTCAGTGCCGGGATCATGTCCTGCCCGTTGCTGGGCGTTTGCAGGGTGCGGATTGCTCCGGGTGCGTACTCCTCGACATATCCACCGGGTCGCGCATCCAGCAACTGGTCGAGGTTCGCCATCGGGAGCGCGGTATCACCACTCCCCTGCGATAGGACGATCGTGCGGGGGTCGGTATTCAGGTAGAGGCTATCGAGGTACTGCCGCCAGAGAGTGGTGTTGATGTTCTGAATGTCCGAGACCGTGTCGGCAATCGAGAGGCCGGACCAACGGTGGGGGACGGGAATCGGAGTGATTGAGGCGAAGGGGTGACCCTCTACCGTGTCCTCAGCGAGAATTGTCGATGCGTAATCGCCTCCGACACAGACCCGCCACCACTCCGAAATCCCATCCCCGTCCCGATCAACCAAGACGAAGCACTCGTAGATCGTTACGGGGCGCTCACTGTCGCTCCGGTCGCCTGTGGAGAACGGGGAAGCGTCATCCTGCGATGCGCGGACGTTGTACTCGCCCAGGCTCCCGCCTGAAGCATTCGATGAGGGGAGCGACTTCACCTGCTGAGGGTCGAACCCCCAGGCCAGAAGTTGGGATATGGTGGTCTCGATGCGCTGGGCAGCGAAGCGGCACGATGTATCGGTCAGGGACTTAGCGTCCCGGTTAATCAGGAAGTTCTCCGGGGCCACGTTCTCGATCTTCACGCGCCCATCATTGGGGCGGCGTACACCCTTGATCGTGAAGCGGAGCAGATTGGGGTCGATGCTCTCCGGGTCCACATCCTCCGGCAGATCCACCAGTTCCTCGCCCTGCCAGACTTGCTCGGTGGCCTCTTTGAAGTCGAAGTCGGTGTCGCTTTCGAGGAGGATCACCTCCTCCAGGGTCTTCCCCTCGTAGGTCTCAAAGAACCCCTCGCTCGACGTGTCCCAGTAGACCTTGACGATGCCGTTCCGCTGAATCAGCGAGTCCTTCATCATCGTGTAGAGGGCCATGAAACCCTCGTTCTCGTTGAAGACGTAGTTCACCGCATCGGTCGCCTGCTGGGCAACCTCTTCGTCCTCCGGGTTCCGGGCAGTGAACCGTGCCGTCTCGGCACCGCTCGTAAAGATCTCCATCAGGCTGGGCAGCAACTGCTCGACCTGCTCAAATGTGACCCGGCTGATGACCTGGGAGCGTCCCGCACGTTCGTCGCCCCGCGCATTGCCAAAATACTCGTTCAGCGTCTGCCTGCGGGCCTTGGAGAGCTTTGAACCCGTCCACCCTGCACTGCTGTCGATCTCGGATCGGATCACGCCCAGGAGCCTCTGGCTGCCCAGGTAGTCCGGGCGCTCCTCGGCCACCTCTTGCTCGCTTTTCACATCTCCACCGTATCCGACACCCATCAGGTCACCCATCCAGAGGCCACCTTGGGCCGGTTAACTGTTCTCTGCTCTCGCAGTCCCATCGCGAGATAGGTGAAGGCATCCGCCCCATGACTCGCCCAATCGTGGACCGGGGTCGGATGAAGCTCTCCGGTGCGGACGTTCTCTGCCCGGTGCCATGAGCGGAGAGCCTCAAGACCCTTCGCGCACTTCTCTTCGTCGATCCAGCACCGGGGGAGCAGCCTGCGCCCCGCATCAATCCGTTCGTCGATCTCACTGCGCCCGCTCTGCGATACCCGCGGCAGTACCCGGAAGTTGATCCCCAACTCCTGGGCCACCTCCAGCCGGGATCGCCCGGTGCCGAGTTCTCGGACACCGATATCGTGGGGGGCTATATGCTCGCCATACACATACGGCTTGTTCTGAAGCTCGCGGGCGTAGTAGGCGAGACCCTCGCCGCTGTTCTCCAGATAGTCGATGAGGCGGACCTCCATCCCTACCTGCTGGTAGAACCAGACCGATGTGCTGTCACCTACGCCAAGATCCCAGGAGGTTCCCACCTTCACTGCCGGGTCGTATGGAACCTTGCCCACCCGCTTCTCTTCCTCAATCTCGCGCAGCACCTTCCCGAAGATCGCACCCCTGACTGCGGCCACCCGGATGCACTCAAACTCGCGGGCGTACTCCTCGGTTGAGAGGATCGACTCGTTGGAGCGAAGCTCATCCGCGTCGAGGTATCCCGTCTCGCTCGCCTTGTAGATCCTGCGGAACCAGTCATCGCTGGTGCCTGCCGTATCGAAGACCTGACCCAGCGGGCCCGAGACCGCTTTGAATGTCCCGATGAAGTAGGCATCCCCTCGACGGTCGGAGATGGCGGGCCGCACAGCCTCGGTCCATGTCCGCATCGAGCAGAGATCGAACTCATCGAAAATCACAGTGTCGAAGTAGAGCCCGCGCAGATCGTCGCCCTTGCGGTCATTGGAAAACAATCTGATCCGAGACCCGTTCGCGAAGTCGATGCGTAGCTCCGACTCATTGAACTTCAGAAACTCGCGGGGCAGCGTGTTCGTGTACCGCTTCAGTTCATCCCAGAGGATGCTCTTGGCCTGGGAGTAGGTGGGACCGATGAAGGCCCCGCGCCAGTCCGACTTATCAGTTGCCAGCGCCCTGCGTATCAGTTCGTTGGCAAAGCACACAGACTTGCCGAACCGACGATGGCAGACCGCGACCCCAAAGCGATGCGTATCGCAGAGGTCATGGATCGCCTGCTGGGCGGGCCTGGGCTCGTATGGAATTTGGATGGCGGTCATTTCAAGCCACCTAGGGGCTGTTTCTTTCCGCGCTTCCAGATTTCCATCATTTCCACAGACGGATTACCGTATCTCTTGTAGTCCCAATCTTTTGGCACTTGCTTCGGGTCGAAGGAAAACCGATCCACTGTAACCGCTCCATGTCTCCGATACTTCTCGGTCAATGGGTCTTTCGATTTCAAGACGTTGAATGCGTCTAGCTTCGTGGCTCCCCTGTCTATGGCGTCCTCCATCGCAGACATTCCCAGGCCGCTTACCTTCTTGTCTGTGTGAAGAGAGAACAGGCCACCGAAGTCGCCGTCAGTCGCCAGCGTGTACCCAATCTTCCCATCGTCTGACAGGAATGTTCTTGCCCCACTTGCCGTTAGTTCGTCGGCTGAGTAAGGGGTGAGCATCTGAGCCCTGTCCATATTTCCTTGTGCCTTCACATAGTCTTCAGGCGATACCTCTTGGTATTTGATTGAGTCCCAAGCCTTGCGGAGTTCCTTCGTTACCTTCTGGCCCCCGGTCGGCAAATCCCTGGCGTAACCAACGGGCAAGTTCCCCTGCAAGATGTCTCTGAACGTCTCCAGTTCAGTCTTCCCTTGCGCCGAAGCGAGACGCTTCACTACATCGTTGATCTGCTCCATCATGCCGCGTGCATCGGTCACGTTTGTGTCCGCAGCACCGCCCACCCACTGCGAGGCCATCGTTTGCGAGGGAAGCAAGTCATAGGACGGGGCAAGCACATCCTGATGGAATTTCTCGTATGCCTCGGCCTGTGAGTGTGTCGGTGCATCTATGTCCCAAATCGGACGCACCGCGTGCCGATCGGCTGGAGCCGCTGACCAATTGCCCAGAATTGCGTCAGCGAACCTAGGCACCTTGGCGGTCTTCGTGGGATCCAGGGCACCGCCGACTGAGCGCAGACCCACCACTGGGTCTCCGGCCATAACCGCGCTCTGGACCCGCGCCGCCATCGGCATATGGGACTGATACCCAGCCAGGGCACCGATGGGGGAATAAGGTTTAACTCTGTTCGCCCCGCTGCCCGGAAGCGTCAAATTCCCAACCCCGTAGCGGCCTTGGTGTGCGTTCAGCCAGTAAAGGGCGCGCTCCACATTCTTTTCTACATCGCTGACTGGAGAGCCAGCGCCCATGAATCCACCGAATAGCTGGAATACCGTTTCGGCCTGATCTGCTGGGAGTTCGTCATATAGGGCATCACGCAGTGGTGATACGTCATACCAATTCTCCCCCACCTCCCTCGCCCCCGGCTTGTCGATGAGTTCGCGTAGCCTCGCCTCTTTCCCTTCGATCTGGGCACGCGCAACGTCATACCCCTTGCCGGGTGGCCGATCGGTTGCCCTGAAGGGCAGAGGTTTGTTCGTCAGGTACTTGCCCATGCCCTTGTTTTTCGCCAGTTCCCAGGGCGTTGCCAAGAACAGACCCGCTTCCTTCCAAGGTAAGGCGGCGGCACCTTTCAGGACCTTGGCACCACTTCCGAACGGGAGGTCGAGCAACGTGGGCGCAGTAGCCTCGGCCATGAAAGCGCCGCCCGCACTGCCCCCGCCCTCCATGTACTTTTCACGGGCCTGCTCTAGCTTCTGGTTGGATGCTGCTATGCCCGGGGCCCGTGCGTGCCCTCGCGCAAAAGTCGCCTCCGGGTCTGACGCCATACCTCGGCCAGCCATCAACTCGCGGCGCTGCATCTCGCCATGTCCCAGGCCCGCAAGTCCGCCACTAATGCCATACGCGAGTCCTCCGAGTTGCTCGGTCCCCTCCTCGATCTGTCTGCGCCAGTAGTCGAGCCAGTTCTTGGACGGTATGGAACTCGCCCTGCCCTGGGGACCGGAGCCACCCACAAAGTTTCCGAATCCAAACGGTGCCGTCATTGCATCAGCCCGCCCATCGGTTGCTCTTGCTGACTCAGAGCGCCCGCTGCGGCACCGCCACCGATCAGTCCACCGCCCACTTGGAAGAGCGGGAGGCCACGGTTGGCGGGTGGAGCCACGGCGCGCTTCGTCAGGGGGTCTAAAATCTGCCGGGTGATATCCCCGTGTATCCCGTTGCCCATAACAATCTTGGCAGGGCCAAACCCGCCCCGCTTCCCTGGCTCGGGGAGTTTGAACTCATCGGGGAGTCCCATCAGTCGCGCCATCATCCTGGGCGTGACCTTCTTCGTTGTCCCGTCAGGCAACAGTATCCGGGGGGTCGCGTGATCTGAGGCGAGCAGGGTCGGGGAAGGCCCGCCCGCGTTCGCCGCATACGGAACATCTTTCGACGCCGACTCGCCCATCGTGATGATCGGCTTGGACGGGTCTAGGCGTCCGTTGTCCACATACCTCTGAATCCGCCTCAACTCATCCGGCCCGATCTGGCTATCCGGGGCCTCATCGAGGAGGTCCGCGACCGACTCAAACCAGTCCGCTGGCCCGGTCTTCTCGGGCAGGGGCGGGAGTTCGCCGTCCCTCACCGCTCGGAGAATCATCCTGGGTCGGGTCTGCGCCCCACCGTAGTCTGCGGGGTCGATCACATCGACCGAATAGGTGTAGCCCGCATCGTCGAGGGACTTCGTGATCTTGTCCATCATGGGCGTCCCGATGTAGCCGGGCACGTTCTCGACCGTCACCACGGGGGGGCGCGCCTTCTCGACCACAGAGGCAACAGATTCTGCACTCCGCATATCGTCTACTGTCGGCTTCGCTCCCCGCTTGATCTTGGAGAGGTTCTTACAAACGGGGCTGGCGTGGAATAGGTGCGGGTTGGCTTTCGCAACCTCTTCCGGGTCAACGTCGAAGACGCTCCTGGGCTTGTAGTTCGTGCCGTGCGCCTTGTTAAAACTCTCCACGATGGCTGGCATGAACTCAACCGCATGGACGCTCTCCGCGTCTGGCATCGCTCCCTCGACCGTGCCCGTGCCGCTGAAGAAAGACGCGACTCTGGTCTTCTCTGCGCTGGCTTCGGCGCGGGGGGTGGCTTCGACCAGTTTGTCGGCATTGAATACGGCAACCTCTCCCGTGTCTTTCGCGTAGACACCATCTATGCCTGCCGCTCTGGCCTTCGCGTTGAACTCGTCAGCCCATGCGCGATTAGTCTGCACCTCACCGTTCCACGTCGGCACCTCTTCCACGCCCAACTCTTCGGCCAACCTCTGACCACCAGCACGTCGCTCGTCAACCACCCGAATGTTCATTTCACCAAGTCCGAGGCGGAGAACATTGGACTCAGTTCCTGGGCGCATATTCGCGTACTCGCCCGCAATCCTCGGGTCGATGGTCACATAGAGCCCGCGACCAAGTGCCCCAGCATCTCCGTGCCTGCCACCCACGTCCGCAGACAACTCTGCGAGCGAAACCTTTGACCCGGTGCCGTGATAGAACACGAAGCCCTCGGGAGATTGGGGTCGCTCCCCTGGGTTTGCTTCTAGCAAGGCAGTGGGGGCTTCGGCGCGGGGGGTGGGGGCGGGGGTGCGCTTGCCTCCACGCGGGATTGCTCCCAGCGGAATCGATGCCAACGCGCCACCCACCTTCGGTGCCACTCCAGCGACAAATCCAGCCGCCTTGCCGAACGGGATAAAATCGAGGATATCGGGGGCAAGTAACTCACCGATCCGCGCACCCCCCCATGAGCCGCCCCTGTCGATGTATTCCTGCTCCCATGCTGCTAGGCGTGCATCGGATTCGGGGACGCCCTCCACGGCGTTCCTGCCGCCTGTGAACGAGTATTCCGGGGGGATCGGCGGCTCTTCCCTAGAAGGCGCATTCGCACTCAACGCTCCGAGACGCTGACTCTGGAGTCCGATCCGGTTCGCGAGTCCTGACAGACCACCCGCAAGTCCGCGCCACTGGGGCACACCCTCCCCGGTGTTGCGACCAACCCACTGCGGGAAGTTCGTCAACTGATCGAGGGTCGGCTTCTGAACGCTCAAACCGCGAGCGTGTCTCAGGGCGTCTTCAAGGCTCATACGAAAGCCCCCCGGCGACCTTTGGGGCAAGCCCTCCGGGTCCACCATCGGGCGACCATCTCCCGTTCTGATCGATCAGGTGGTGGTTGGCCTCTGCCCAGGCACTCGCCTCACCCGGCTCCGCAAATGACGGGTAACGATCGAGCCCGTGCTGTTCTGCGACGGCGATGGCCTCATCGTCGCTGAGTTGCTTCCCGCCCACCATCGTGGGGATTAGATACTCGCGCACAATTCCATCCTCTAGCTCGAAAGTGAAGCCAGACAGGACAACATTGCTACCCCCCGGCGCACCATCGAGCCTCGGAACAATCGGGTGGCGCGTGGGAAACTGCCCGCTCCATCCGATCGGACCTTCTCTGCTCTGTGTCAGCGGCAAGCGTTACCTATTTCGGGTTCTGCGAGGGATAGGGAACCTTGGCCCAGTCGCCGCCCAAGTCGGTCGGCATACGGTTGCCCAGGATGCCCCCATTGCCCGAACGAACGGCACCGCCGCTGCCCTTCAGGTGGCCCGGCATCTTGTTGCTGGGCGTCTTGTACGCCTTCGCGACCTTAGTCTTGCTCTTGAACGGAATCATCACTGTCCTCGCTGGTGGTTTTCTTCCATGAAAATTCGATGTGGCTGTCCTGCTCTCCGGTGAGTTCATGTTTCGAGATCACCGGGAAGATGCGCGCAAGCAATTCCTTGCGGGTCGGGAGCCGGACGGTAGGATCATCCGACTGAGCATCCGCGATCAGATCCGCGACCAGATGGTCGTACAGATCCTTGCTGCCCACGGTCTCATCGAGCTTCGCCAGAAGCTTTGCCCCAAACGATTTCGGCCTGCCGCCTGGGTTTCCAGACTGCCCAGGCTTGAACCCCGTCGTATTTCCGGCAGCGAACTTGCCGTTTTCGTCTCTGCCCTCGGCCAAATCACTCCCCGTTATTTGCCGCTCAGGTGAGCGACCCTCCACTCAGCGTTTCCGCGAGTGCCCCCCGGAGATTCCTTACGAGTCTCTCCGACTGCTTCCCCATGTAAACCGCCATGCCTCAGATCCAGGGGCGTGTCAAGTGCATTCGGTGGTGAGAGAAATACATTTGGGGGGGGGATAGACCCACTCAAATAGGGGTCGCAATAGCGCCGGAGACTGAGCGTTATTCCCCTTTACAGACACTGGGCGGTCCTGTAGGGCGACTCAGTCCTGTCGGAACAGGCTTTTCAGGGTGCGCCTAACCGGGGGGCGCACGGGGGCCGCATCAGGGATAGAGCCACCGTTTCGGAGTCGCATCCAGTCGTAGGAGTTGTGCGATCGAGCCTTGCCCCCTTTGCAGGGCGTTGGGTCTTTTTGGAACTCATGCCATGACACCCGGCACCCGGCGTAGTTGCACCGCAGATCCTCCCAGAATTGGTGGAGTCCTGAGTACGGGTGGCAGTCGCACTTGAGGTAGTCCGCGTGGACGTTCTTCTCGCGTGCCATTTAATCTCTGAACCTCCGAATCAGTGCAGGCAGCACCGGATTGTCTCTGCGGAGTTGCTTTGGCCTCCGCTTCCCCCCCTTCCCCGCGTGCCTGATTTCTAGGATCGCAGTCGCATCGGCGTGAACCTTGGAGACCGGATCTTCTCGGAGCCGCTCAAAAAACCATTGCGCGCACGCCTCCCAACCCTCCTGCCAATGTTTCTGCCCAGCCCATCCGCGATTGGGCACCAGCGGGTTCGCCTTGTGTCCTCGACTGTCCCCGGTTTGCTCAGACAAATTTGAGCGGCTCCCACCGGTGTGAGCGGTCATCGTCCAGAATTGCTGATAGCAGTCCCAACCCGGTGTACGTTTCACGCAGGTTTCCCAACAACTGGTCGATCACCCGGAGCGTCTTATCGTCTCTCACCGACAGGTCATCTCCATTCGGGTCTCGGCCTCGCAGTAGGCAAGCCCTCTCCAGCGAGATGTAGGTGAACGCATCCTCGATCTCCTCCCTGGCCTCCGCGCAGCCTCGCTCCCCTCGCCACTCCTGACCCCCATATTCCTTGCGACCACGCCGGTACCTCTCGCTACTTGCCTGCTCCAGTGTCACTTCAACTCCCCCCAAATCTGAACCGTTACTTTCCCGTGTTTCGGACGTGCTTTTTCCCATCGCCACTCCGGTGTGAACTGGTTGGGCTTATCGTCGAACTTCAACGCATCGCAGAGCCCGTCCTGAATCGCCTTCGTTGCTGCGTGCAGGTTGTCCGTATCAGGCTCACTGGTTGAGTGCCGCGTGTAACGCACCCGCACGCTCTTGAGTTCACCGTCTGGCAACCCCGCCGCACGCATTGCGATGTAGGCATCGTGCCGCCACCGCTTGTTGAGTTTGCCCAGAACAGCCCAGTGTTTGTGCTGCCGGTTCATTGGCGGCAGTCCCGCGAGTTCAAACTGTGCCTCGAAAGTCACTCCTCGATCTCCCGTTTCAGTTGCGCGAAGTTGAGAGTGTCTTTGTCCTCATCAAACTCGATGGAGAACACGAATCGGTTGCCCTCGTAATTGACCACCGTATGCTCGACCTGATTGTTGAAGAGGTAGAATCGGTTGGGCTCGTAGTGGAGTTCAAAGAACCGGCCCTGCGAGCGGGATTGATCCCTGGGCAGCGCGAACATCGAGGAGTGTCGGCCGTGAGTGAAGTCGGTCAGCATATTGATCGAGACCCCTCTGCGACCATCGGTGTGCCAGCCGTAGAACGAGAACGGGTCCATCGAGAGAACCCCGCAACGGAACGGGTGCCGGGCGTGGAGCCACTCCAGAAACGGGTCGCCCGCGATGATCGATGTGTCCAGTTTGAGGGCCAGCCAGCCCCAGTAGTTTTCCCACTCCTCGGGCCCGGATTGCAGCATCGCCTCGCGAATCTTCTCGGTGATCGTGGGGAGGTGCGGCAGTTTCCAAAACGCACCCTCCTCGTAGCCTGTTGGCGTGGGCGATGGCCGGGTCGCCGGAACGTCACCCTGGAACCCCAGGAGCCAGAGCGAGAGGGTGCGGTGAACCCCATCCTCGATGCGACCGTAGGGGTCGAGGCGGATCGGTTCTTGCAGACCGTTCTCGCAAATGTCCATCGCGAGAGCGTGGAGCCCAGGCGCATCGGCGCGCACCCGTTCCCAATCTATCTCTGCTGGCCCCCCCGCCAGAAGCTCGATCACCCTCACTGGTAGCTCAATCAGAACTCCAAGTCTGGAATCGACGGCGCGTGCCCAAACCGCTCTTTGCAGTCCTTCTGCCAACTCACCAGTTTCTCGTAATCCTGAAACGCGCTCTTGATTCTGGACTCGATGATGAACGTGTAATCATTGAAAACGAGTTGCTCGTACCGCTTGTAGATAGGGTCTTGCCCATCGGTCACCGGGACCATCTGAGGGAATCCATTTGAGGCCAGCACCCCGAACGCCCGTTTGACCTGATGGCGTGCCCACTTGTACTTCAGGCCCTCCAGATTCATTTCCTTCTCGGTGAAGAAGCCGCTCTCCAGCAACTCGTTCGCCGCTTCTCGGATGGTGAACGCCTTGCGCTGTTTCGACACCCATTCGAGAATTGCCGCACCCAGATTACGCTCTTCGTCGCCGTCGATTGTGATTTGATCGTCCATATCAAAACCCCTCTGCTTTTTTAATCTTCTGGTATTCGGTTTTCGCCATGCGGTCCAACAATTGGGCCGCGTGGATAACATCCTTGAAGAAACGCTTTGCGCCCTTGGGCATTCCCGAACTACCCGCACGCTTCTCGGCCTGCTCGCACTTCACGCGGATCTCGGAAGCGATAGACACCCACGCCGGGAGGGCGGGCGGGATGTTGTGAAGCCGACTCGCTCCGATAAACCTCTCATCGTCTGATTCCGAGAGGCACAGTTTGGCGATCTTCTTCTGCTCGCTGCGCGGTTTCGCTGCGAGGTTGGTCATCGCCGCCAAGGTTTCGGCAGGTCGCACCCGGTGCCCGGACAGGTCTGCCTTGAAGACCTCCTCGGCCTCGGGAACCAGAGCCGCCATGTACTCCTCGGCGGCAAGAACCAGCCCCTGGTTCCAGTCCTTATGCTTCATGGACGGGAAACGGTCGGCCATCGCAACGTGCTTCTTGGTGCGGCGAACGGTCTTAGGGTCCACCCCCAGACGGCTCGCCACTTCCCTGTTCCCCCCTTTTCGCCCTCGGCCACCCGGAGAAACCGAGGCATCGTGCCTCAGTTTATCTTCGATCACCCCGATCTCTTTCATGCGCTGGGCGCTGGCCTCGTAAGAGTCGAGCCCCTCCCGGCGGATGTTTTCTTCCAGTTCGATCTCCCGCAGTTGCTCATCGGAGAGCTTTGAGATCGGCGTGGCTGGGATCGACTTCCAGCCCAGTTTCTTAGCGGCCTCCAGCCTGCGACCCCCGGCCACCAGCATCCCATCGTCGCGGACCACAATCGGATGGATCAGCCCGTAGGTGTCCATGCTCTTGGCGAGCGCCGCAATCGAGCCCATTTTCACTCGCCTCCGCTCGCCCGTTTGGACTAAGCTGATATTGAGCCTCCCGCTGTCTCCGATTTTCACTTCCCTACCTCCCCTGCAATCTCCAGAAAACTCGCCTCGCCACCCCGTGACCCTTGCACTTGGGGACGTTCGTCCACTCCTCCGCGAATCTTGAACGTGGCCTGCTGGTGCCACCTCGGCTTGGACATACCTTGGCCCGGTGTGTATCCGCCGGGTGCAAGCTCCAGGGCCGCAGCGACCACATCGCCCACCCCTGGCGGAAACCCGCCGCGAGTGTTGATGCAGGCGAGTTGGCACGCCTCCCTGAAAATTGCCGCTGGGACGTGTTTTGTCAGATTGCCCATCAAGCGCAGTTGGGCCTCTCCCAGATCCCGGCCAAAGGTCTGGTACATCTCCTCTAGCGATCCTGCGCGCAGAGCCCGCTCTCGTTTGTCCATCAGTCACCCCCCAAAATTCGTGCGGTCACAGGAAAGCTCACCACGTTGTCGGTTCGCGAGAGCAACCTCTCGGTGACCGGGAACCGTGACCCACTCACGCCGCCACCCTGAGCTTTGGCGTGCTGCCCCGCGAGTTGGTCCCAGTTTTTCCGCAGCTTCGGCACGCTCTGAAGCACACCCTGCCCGCAACCCGTACCCCAGAAATCTGATTCGGTGATCGCCCAGATCAGCACCTCCTCGACCACACTCGCCTCAATGCCGTCGAGCCTCAGAAGCCGATCCATCTCGACAAACCAAGCCCTGGGCGGCCGGGCCTGCTTTCGACGCGAGATGCCATAGGCCGCTGCCGATGAGTACAACGTGTCAGCGAAGAGGATTGTCAGGCGCTCTGCGTCTGGACTCTTATCTCTTTCTGTTTCTGTTTCTGTACTAGATAGAAGGCTCCGGTCGTTTACCCGCCATTTACCCGCCATTTGCCCGTCGCTTTCGCCGCAACTGTCCGCGGTGGCAGTGGAAACGTCCGCTCCAGATCCGGTTGAGATCCGGTTGAGATCCGGTTGGGCCATTTCGCGCTGCCAAATTTCGAGGAGGTTGGCAACGCGTCGGTGACCCATCTTCAGGATCTGGCAGTAGGCGGTGGCACTCTTGAGCCCGCCGAAAAACGTGTCCCCCTCAAAACGCAGAAACGCATACAGCGCGTCCCTATCGTTCAGGTTCGCGAGATAGAGCGCGTTGGGCACCCCGGTGAACCCGCTCCGAAAACGCTTCTCCTCTCTCATTCTGTGACCTCCTCGGGTTGCCAATTGGCTATATCGGCCAGGGAGATCTCGCCTCCGGTGAGCCGGACGATCCTCATCGCGAGCTTCATCGACATTCTGGAGCGCCCTGAAACGATCTCGGAGATGTGAGCGCGGCCAACCCCCAGATCCCTAGCTAGAGAAGCCTGGGTCTGGCGAGGTCTTTCCGCGAGAAAAGTCTGGATGGGGTGGGCCATGTCCAGTTTTTACTGAACGGATTAAGCTTTGTCAAGCGGAGGGGTTGCGGTTCTCCCCGCGTACTGTACATTCCTTCTGAACGAGCCACCCACCGCAAGGAGAACAACATGACCACACGATTCCTAAGCACCGATGGCAACACCACCGCCACCATCGTAAGCACGCCGACCTTCGACGTGGAGCGCGCAGGCGAGTTCGTCTTCATTGTGTCCCAGCGCGACACAACTACGGGTCGCATTTACACCAAGCCCTGGACTCGGGAGTTTGACACTGCCGCAGCCGCAGCGGGTTTCCTGCGCAGGGAAGATTGGACCCCCATCAACGATTGATAAGGAGAGCGAAATGGCCAAGAGACCACAGCGATGGACGAGGGATGGCGACGATTGGACACGCGGAATGTACCGCTTGATTGAGATGACAGGCGGAGGCTGGGGGGTGTTTGTCGGCGACTCCTACCACGCGCTTCTGGACACACTGGAACAGGCTAAGGCCTGGACACGAGGAGAAAACTGATGACCATCACTTTCGAGACAGAAAACTACGGGCCGGTAGCGGTCACCCATGCGCCGGAAGAGGGGATCGACCCCAACGGGCGGGCGTTCTGGCGGATCTCCGGTTCCGGCTTGGTCGCTTGTTCCTTTGGCGATCTGCCGGTAGTGGTGGAGGGCCTCTGCGGCCCCATCACCGGAGAGGGGGTGATCCGATGAGCGCAATCAAGGCCATCACCTTCAAGCCCGCCACTCCCACCTTCCGCATCACCTGCTGCGAGTGTGGCGGCACGGTTGGCGAAACCGACTGCGAGATCACTGCCACCTCGTTTCACCATTGCGACAGATGCCACACCGAATACCTCGCGGAAGTTGCCGCACAAGGAGAAAACTGATGGCACTTTACGATGATTTAGGAATAGGGATAGATTGGGTTCAGCGTGGCCTCGACGAATTGAGAGAGGAGTTCTACGTCCTCACGATCAACTTCGACCATGTCCGCGATCACCATCGGACGGGAGAGCAGATCTCCCCGGCGCACGCTTGTATCTGTCCAAATTGCTCAAACAAAACGGACGCTTTGCTGTATTCTCAGCAAAATTTCGAGGCTGCTTTTTTCTGCGATCAATGCTTCGACGCCGCTCACGAAGATGAGATCCGCGAGAAGCTCACCGAAGAATTTGCGTGGGACTACTCATGAAGCTGACCCCTACCGGCGAGTTCGCTGCCGCCCTTCTAGTTTTCTGCGTGGGTCTTTTGACTTGCGCTCTTTGGCCTCTTTGAAAGGAGATCATGCAATGCCTGAACTGACACGAATCGACGGCACCATTAACCACATCGGCGACACCCAGGAGGTGGGCCAGAACGCATTCAAGAAGCGGGAACTCTGGCTTTGTCTGGACCCGGATTCTGAGCGACCTCAGTACGTCTGCCTAGACGCCACTTTCGAGATGATCGACGTTCTCGATGGGGGGTTCTCGGTGGGCGATGCGGTGGTCGCGCATTGCACCCTGGGAGGCCGGATCTGGGACGGTGGGCAGGAGCCCCGTTGCTTCAACTCCCTCTCACTGAAGAAGCTCCAGACCCTCGCCGACAGTGACACACACCAAGACGAGTCCAAGAGCAAAAATACCGAGAACGAAAACGCCGAGAATGACCTCGGCGACGATCTGTTTTTCTAGGAGATACCATGCCCGCGAAATCCACTGCACTGACGAAGAAGAATATCTGGGAAACCCTCACGGCAATCGACGTGAAGGGCCGCCTGAAACAGAGGGGGCAGTTCTCGTACCTACCCTGGGCGGATGCTTGGGGGCTCCTGATGAGTGCGTTTCCAGAGGCTGAGTTCCGTGAGGGTGAGTTCACTCACGCCAACGGGACACTGCTCGACGCCCAATTCTATCCCGATGAGACTGCCAGGGTGACGGTCGCGGTGACCATTGGCGAGCATACGCTCTCGATGTGGCTCCCAGTCATGGACTACAACAACAACGCCATCAAGAACCCAGGAGCCCGCGACATTTCGGATGCCAAAGCGCGCTGCCTTGTCAAAGCCCTCGCCATGTTTGGACTGGGCCATTCGGTGTACACGGGGGCGGTCGATGAGGTGCATGACGCCAAGCCTGCCCCCCAGAAAGCCGCGCCCAAGGCCAACGGCAAGCTGACGAAAGAGGAACGCTCTCGGGTTTCCGCTGCCGCGATAGACCGGGCCATCGAACTCAAACTCAAGCCTTCGGAGGCGGCGACGATAGGCCGGGATTCGGTGAAGGCGATGGGCTTCAACCAGAGTTCTGAGATTCCGAGCGACAAGCTCAGTGTGCTGCTGAAGGGCATTCAAAGCTGGAAGGCCAGCGCAGAGGAGGTGCCGTTCTAATGAGACTATTTGAGATCGTGGATGGGGTGGGGGATCTGCTGGAACTCTCGGTGTCTAGGGAGACGGGTGAGATCAGCGAGGAGGGTCTGGCTGCACTTTCAGCCCTGGAGATGGATCTCGCAGAGAAGCTGGTCAACACGGCCCTCTACCTGAAAGGGGTCGAGGCCGAACGGGATGCGGTTGCCAAGGCCGCGAAGGAACTCGCTGACCGGGCCAAGATCCACACCCGGCAGGCCGACAGGCTACGCAAGTACCTGTCCGACAACATGGAGAGGGTGGGCCATGAGGGGCTGTCTGATCCGAGAGTGAAGTTGTCATGGCGCACTTCAACCGCAGTGGTCTGTGATGAGGATGCGAGATTCTTCCTGCCCGTCGAACTCCTCGCGGTGAAGACCTCGCCGGATAAGAAAGCCATTGGCGACCTGCTGAAGGCTGGCACCGAGGTCGCAGGGTGCCGCCTCGAAACCCGCAAGAACCTCCAGGTGAAGTGATTAACCACAACGAAGGGACATAGAATGCTGAAGTTTGAACTCAAGATCGATTCCGCGAATGCGGAGTTTGCGACCGCCCAGGATAGCCTCGACGCGCTTGCGCGGATCACCAAAAAGATATCGGAGTACAGCGCCAGACTGGTCGCGGCGGATGCCGATCCTTTGGTGTGGACCGAAACAGTAAAGGATATAAACGGGCACCGGGTTGGCTTCTTCTCTTTCCTCTGGGAAGGTGATGAAGGGTGAAGTGATGGAGCAACTTGAACTCTCCACCTCAGCCGAAGCCTTCTCGACCCTCAAGGAGAGTGGCAAGCTTGGCCGACTGCACCGGGCAGTCCTCAAGGGCCTGGGCGAGTCCAAGCGGCCGGTGACGGGTCGGGAGTTGGGGGCGCACCTCGGCATGGAAGCGTGGCGGCGTCTGCCAGAATTGGAGCGCCTGGGACGGGTTGTGCGCGATGGCACGCGGACGTGCAGCGTGACCGGCCGAAGGGCCACCTCCTGGCGTCTGAGCGTCCTCTGACGGGGCTTTCTCCTGCCGGGTGGATGGTGGGAGGGGCTGGGAGATCGGGGCTTAGAAGTCCATGCTCTCGGCCTCGCCGCCCTCGTAGACGAAACGGACCAGCACTTCGTGGGCCACGTTGCGGAAAGCTGCATCGTGGCCTTCATGCTTTCGGGTTTCGCTGAACCCGTTTCGGTGGGCATCGACAACGTGGGCAAACTCATGGAGATAGGTGTCGGCGCTCTGGGAGCGGTTAGTTTGCAGGACGCGGATCAGCGGGGGCAGACCTTTCGGGAACTCATCGGGAAACTCGCAACAGCCCAGGCACCCGGCAAAATATTTGGGCAGACGTTTCTCGACCCGGAGCCTCGCCTCGGTGTCCCAGGTGTGGCAGGCCCAGCGGTGAATCTGGTGGAGGCGGGCGCGGGTGGGGAGGCGATTCGGCATCAGTCCACCCAGACCGGGAGGATGCGGCCAACCTGTTGGCGTTCAACGTCCACCAGAAAGCACCACTGCTGCGGCCGGTGGTTGTCCATGCCCTGGGAGTAGGGTGTCGGTCCCACCAGCGAACCGTTTGCAAACCCGGCAGGGTGACCGCTCACGATTGTCGGAGTGTGGAAGTGGCCGATCAGGGCCACGCCAATCCCGCCCTCATTCGCATTCCACCGGGCGATGGCTTTCTTGAATGGGATGGTCAGTCCGCCCACTCCCCCACCGTAGCCGCCCATGCCGCTGGTGCGGTCGCCGTGGGTGATCAGGATCTTGAAACCCTCGACCTCCAGGGTCTTGATGATCTGGGGGCGAACGTCCCAGGTCACCCTCTTGTTCCTCACGGTAGACGCCAGCATCTCGTAGACCAAATGTTCTGCCGAGACTGATGCCGCACGCGAGTGGTACTGCTTGGGCGTGATCCGCCCGTGATTCCCGAATACCGTGGGGATCAGTAGGTCGGCCTCGGTGTTTTCGAGGAGGTACTCGATCCCCTCGCGCAGCATATCGAAGACGTAGGTCACCTCTTCCATCGGAGCCATCGCGGTCGCCGAATCGTCGTGCATCAAAGAGTTGACCATGAAGTCGCCCATCAGCGCGAGGACTATGGTGGGGATCTCAAAGGACGCGCTCTGCTCCCGCCAGAGCATCGCCACAGACCGGAAGTACGCTCGCATCCGGGCCTCGCCGATCTCCGCGTTGTGACCGTCTGGTGCGGCCAGGGGGCACTCCACGGGATCAACCACCTCGGAGGAGTGGGTGTCGGAGAGCATCGCCACAAAGAGGTGCCGCTTCTTCTGGCCCTTCTTCTGGCGGCGCTTCGGAACCCGGATCGGTTTCTGTGCGTGCCGAGACAGGGCCTCGAAAATAGCAACGGCGTGCTCTAGCTCGACCACCCTGCTCTCGGAAATTCTCAGGAGTCCAGTGGTCTCGCGAAGCCGGGTGTTGGCCCGCGAGATGAGGCGCAACCCAGCGAGCGCACCCGCGTCGATCTCGCTGTCTGCCGCCTCGGCTAGTCGCTCACGGGGCGTTTTCGCTTGCATTCAATCTCGAAATCCACTTGCTGATGGATTCGTTGGACAGGGTCACGGGCCAAGTCGGGCCCAGGGTCGGGTCGGCCTTGATCGCTGCGGCCAGGGTTGGAACGGATATCGCGGGCTGCATCTCGCGGAACCCCTCGACGTACTCGTTCCAGAGCTTTCGCTCCTTCGCACCCAGCGAAGAAACCCAGCCCCCGATGATGGTTCTGTCCACCAGCCTCTGGTTGTGGATCGCGAGCAAATTGTCGCGTGCGCTCATTGGTTCATCGCCCCGATCCCCTCGCAGTATAGTTCCACCTCTCCGAGATACCGAGAAATTGCGGGCATTCGGTAGAGTTCCTGCGCCTCGAAAATCATGGCGGCAGTCGGTGACGGGCAGGGGGGGATTGTCGGACTACCGTTCATCGTCTGGCAACCGGCGCAGCCACCGATCAACCAGAGCGCGGCCCACGGGAACCCTACGCCGAGTCGCGGCAATGAATCGAGCCAGCCCACCAGCAACTGCCTCGGCATCATCGGCCCGATGCTCTGAGGAGCCGCGCCGTCGCTCCGCTCTCAATACAAACCAGAGTGCGGCGGATGAGAGCGCAGCGGATGCGAGAACTGTCGCAATCCATGCAGTCACTGCGATCCGGTGGCATTCCGGTTATTGCCGCCGATCGCATCGATCAGTGGCTGAAGCTTCCCAAGTTTGGAGTTGGGAATCATCTCGGCTGTAGTGGCCGCGAGACCCCTAATCGCTGCCAAAAAGAATGTGAACCAAAGGACCGCGCTGTCGCCCATGCCCATCGAGTAAAGAAAGTTACTGATCGTGTCCATCGTTGCCGCTCCCATATTTGCCCCGCCAGTCGATTGATATATCCTCGATCGAGCCAGGGGGTAGTCCTTGAATGTGAAGGTGCGAGGGTTCGCCGTGTATCGCTGTCCAGAATCCAAGCCCCCTCGCCGTTTCGTTGGCCTGCTCTAGACCGTAGTCGCTCGAAATAAAATCGATCGCCATCCCCACCCGGTGCTTCGATTGCGGCGAGCCACCCACCTCTGCGTTGTGTTCCTCGCTGCGCCATCCAGAGGTCTGACTCAGCCAGGGGCAGATGTGGAGGAGCCTGCGGATCTTCCAATCGAATTCGGTGGGGGTCATCGGTTGCCTATCGTCGCTCATCGTTTGAACTCCGAAGTGATCTCTGTCAACGTGGAATTGATCTCATCCAGGGAGGCAGCGTTGGCCTGCATCGTCCTGCTGAACGCCTCCGATGAGTTTCTCAGATCCGACTCCAAGAGTTTCACTGACCCCTCAAGTTTCAGAACCGCATCATGGGTTTCATCGAGGAGTTCGCCCTTCGACTCAATGAACTGGCTCTTGACCTCTAGCCGGGAGACCCGGTCCTTGGTACGCAAGTGCGAGCCGACAAATATCCCCATCGACGAAGCACCCGCGAGTAGGTACTGCCAAATATCAGCGAGTGAATCATGGGAAGCCAAAACAATCCCTAGCCATGCACAGGGTTTCTATCAAAACGCAGGCAGCAACGGGCCACCAGAAACCTCTGTGGTCGAAGTGTCCCAGCTTCTCCCAATCGCGGATTTCCCTTCCCGCGTAGAACGAAGCGCCGACAAACATATTCTGGAACAGGAGTCCGATAGCGATCCCGATCAGTGCGTGATTGATATAGTACGGAAGCCCCGTGTCCAGCTTGAAGAGGTTCACTTACCACCACATCCGAATCACAAACTCCCAGTCACCGAAATCTGTTGGATCTACAAACATCCACTCACCATTATCGGCTCTTATTCCAGTAAGCCGTTTATCAGAATCGGCAGGACTTACAAGCCCACATTGAGTTGAGGACAACCAGTAGCTTGTCCCGTACAACTTAGTGTTGTTACTATTCCAATAATTAATAAGAACAAGCTCATCCCCTGTAACATAACCAGCGTGGCCTGTACCTGTATATCGTTGTTTAGCGTAAGCAAGTTTGGGTTTAATAGTTGCCCCATGATTGATACCCCCCCAACGTCCTGCGCCAGCACCGGAGGCGGATATTACACGCTCGACATACTGGGTGAGCGGGGGACCAAGGGCACCTGTCGTATCAGCGGTTGCGACATAGCTCGCGTTCTGGATTCCGCCTCCCAGGAATTCGGCCTCCAGCCCTTGGTCCGGGCCGGGTGTGAGGCTTAGTGCGGTGGCGGTTACGGCAGCACTCTTGGTCTGGTGGTAGAGCTTTCCATCTGCATCATCGATGTAGACGCGACCGTGATCTCCGGTGCCGCTAGCCCAGTCGCCATTCTCCAGGGTGAGCTTGTTACCCGCCAGATCGTGATACAGTTTGGAGGTCTGTGTCCCTGCCTCTTGCAGCGATAGAGTGGGGTCGCCCGCTGGACTGTCGAGCGTTAAACCGCCACCGTTGTCAGAGAAGTCACCACCCGCATCGACCCACGCGCCGCCACTACTTGCCTCCAATAGGTCTGTGGTGGTGTTGTACCAGAGAATCCCATCGGGAAGATTAGCCACCACCGGGAACTTCGCGTCTCGGATTGTGGTGGCCCCGCCTCCGCTCAGAATTGTCGGACCAACCAGTTGACCACCCAGAACCTCGGTCGCCTTGGAGTAGTGCCCGCTGTTTGCGGACTCGCCCGTGACTGCGAAGAGAACGTCATCCTCATTGACTACCCCCACCGTTGGTCCCGCAGTGAGCCAGTTCACCGTTGCATCTATCTGTCCACCCAGCGTCCCAGAATTCCACACAGTGGAAACGATAAAACCCGGATGAGTAGCGCCCCCAGAGTCGATCACTTTGATAAGCCTACCCTGCGGGAAATGTTCTGTGGGGTCACTGCCGCCCAGAGCGTTGACAAGCAGATGCAGGGTGGCGTCGATGCTCGCATTCTTGGTCGAGTTTTTGGTGCCTACCCCGTCGAAGAGCGGAGCGGTCCAGAGCGCGTCCTGATACCAGCGCGCTACGCCGCCCATCGTTTCCCTGGCCCAGGGTCCAACATCGCTGCCGGTCCAACCTGACTGCGCCCCAGCGGGCGACACGTCCTGATTGTTTGCCGCCGTCGTAGACCACTTCGATACGTTTGACATTGCTATTCCCTACCCCTTCGTCCGATGCCGGGTGCGGACCTAGCCGCAGCGCGCATCGCATTAATTCCACCCTCGCTGGTCACGAAACTCTCCAACTCTTCTGCCGTGAGACTCAACAGGAAGTGAGCAATCTGTGGATCGGCGAGTGCTTCAGCCGTGAGCCTGTCCGCTGCACTTGGTGGAAGGCCACTTGTCACCTTGTTTAGGACTGCGGCCACCCTTCCAACATTGCCACCACCACCTGTCACGCTGTCCGCTATGCCCTCGCGAACTCTCCCGCTACCTGTCTCGGAGGCTTGCTTCATCTGCCCAGACGAGGAGTAGGTCGCGGCGCGCTTCAACTGCATCGCATCGAGAATCTCCTCATACTCGTTGTCTCCGAGTATTTGCCGGTAGGCTCTTCCCTCAGAGTTGCCAACCTGTCGCAGAGTTTTCAAGCGTCGAGTCAAGCCTGAAGAGTTGTCAATGAGGCTGGAGTTCTTTTCGAGGTGTCTCACCGCAGCGGATCGGATGAGTTCCCACTCCTCACTGCCCTCTCCAACAATTTCCTTCACCCGGTTGATTACGTCCTCAGAGCGCGCCTTGTGCTGCGGGCTCATCATGCTCTTGATTATTGAGTCACCGTTCTTTCCACGCAGCGCCGCCCTGGCCGCATACGCCGCCTTGGCCGCTGGAGTTGCAACGGTCCCAGGCTTGGGCGGGTCCAATTCGTTGATCGCCTTTTTGAATGCGGCCCGCGCCTCCATCAGTTGCGGGGCATCATCCATCCCAACCGTCTTGGCGATAGACCCGTCGATCGCATCCTCGACCTCCGAAATTATTTTACCGAGCGCGTGGGCGAGTTTTCCGTTTGGTTCTGCACCGGAGAGAGCCTCCCTCTGGGCAGCCTTGAGATCCATAGCCATCTCATCAACGTCCTGTAACGAGATGAACCTCCCCTGCTTTTCCATCGCACGCTCTACTATCGAAAGTTCAAACGGGTCCAGGGCCAACTGCTTACCAGCGGACAGACTGCCGTAGGCCGCTTCAACCTTGGCCCTCAGAGCGATCCCGTCAATGGGAGGAGCGTTCTGGTATGCCGCAGTGCTTTGGTATGGGGTTCGCGCATCTCGCAGGCGTCCGACCAGCGTCTCATCAATCGCTGCCGCAGCGTCATCGCTGACCCCTGCCCCCCTGCGGGCGTTGAGCCGAATGTCTGCCGCTTCCTTGGCCTGATCGCTTGCCGATGCAAGCCTCTGCTGGAATACCGGGGCTTCGCCGAACTCCTTTTCGAGGTTTGCTATGCGGAACCCGCCGGTCCCATAGTCCCCGCTTGTACCGAGAACCCCAACCGTAGTCGGCACTACCTCACCAGCGGCTTGGCGCGCCCCTGCCTCTCCAAGTTGCTCGACCGCCTCATCCCACTTTTTCTGCTGGTGGAGCAAAGCCTCTAGCAAGGAATCGTCACCCGCTGCCCTCGCCCTTTCAAACTCAATCGCCGGGACTTCCCTGCCCAGCAATCCACCGGCCAGTCGCTCGCGGGCCTTCACAATGTCCTGGGGATTAACTCCAGGGTCACCGGGTCGCGTGGGTAGGTCACCTCCCACAGACTGCAACCTAGAGCGCAGCGGACCACCGGGTCGGACTGATGGGGGTAGCTGCGCCTCTGCTATACGACTCGCTGCGGCAGCATTGGCGTCCAGCCCACCGGCCAATTTGCCAGCACCTCCACCGCCAACCACCGCAGCCCCCAGAGCAAGACCGCCCAGAGCCAAAGGATTCTCTACGCCCATAGACTGGGCACCCTCGATGGCAGCGTTCCCTCCCAAAGTGCTAGCAATGGTCGCTGCGGCTAGGGGGATACCCTTCGCGGCCCCTTTAATGAGAGGCACGGCCCCACCCCCAGGAGAGAAGATGCTGGCCGCACCCTCGGTGCCCCATGACACTCCCTTGCCTAGTCCAGTCTTCGGGACGTAGGTAGCATGGTCGCCGAAGAGCGATTGCATATCACCGGCCATGTTTGTTGGCGCGTCAAGTTCGTTGCCCTGAGCGAAGTTGTAGGCGGCACCCAAGCCCTTGAAGTATGGGGCTTCTGCGTTAACTGCCAAGTCGGCGAGTGCAGCAAGGCCAACGGGGACGTTGGTCAAGCCCCTTAGCGCGCTGCGTCCTATATCCTCGGGATCGATATCTACGCCTTGGATAGACATTTCAGGGGAGCGTGGGGAACCTTGTGGCTCCCAAACGGGTTCAGTCCATCCCTTCTCTTTTGGGAAAGACTCGCCGGTATGCGGAATCATTCTCCCCATATCATCTCCCGCCCATCGGGCATCCTGTAAATATCATTCCCTGCGCTGTCCACGCGCCCTGTTGGGGTTGCCCCGGAATCAGCGGGCGGGCCGGAAGTCTGGCCGGAGCCAATTTCTGGTTCGGCCCCTGGCATTTCGACCGCGAGGTCGTACAGAAGTATTTGCCCTTCTGGTTGGTTCGCCGCGACCTGTGCCGCACGCTTGTTGTGAGCAGAGATGACGTTCCTGAAAGCCCGCTCGTTTATTTCCATGAGTTTGCGAATAGCGCCCTCGCTTACGGTGATGTTGCCTCCGACTATCTTCTCCGCATATTCCCTATCCGCATCTGATAGACCAGTCCCAGCACCAAATTGCTTGATAATTTGCCCAACTTGGATTCCCATCGTCGCCGCGAACGCTTGGGTATTTGCGACAGCATTCCCCTTATCCTCCATGCCAAGCCTGCTGACCACTAGGTTGCCGAAGTCGGTAATGAAGTTGGCCCCGGTGCCGGTGACTATCCCAGAGTCAATGATCTTCCTAGCCTCCAGTAGGCCCCGAAGACCAGTCTGGGCACCCACTGCATCAGCACGCCCCTCAAGTACAGCCTTCGCCATCTCATCGCCGAGTTTCGCATACGCGCCAGCGCCCGTGCTTACGTTTACGCTGGTGCCCGGTGAAGTGGGGGCCGGGGTCATGCCGAAGGAATCCTCGCGGCTGACGTAGATCGGGTTCCCCTGAGCGTCGAGGGCCTTGACGGGTGGGTGGGACTGCTGCTGCTGGAATTGCGTGTAGAGGCCGATCAGTTCCTTCGCCTTAGCGTATCCCTGCCCCGGATAATTCCGGTGGGCGATGGTCACCAGTTGCGCCATGTGCTGCCGGTTCATTGGGTCGAACCCGTTGTTGGGGAAAGCGTTGCTGAAATCCTTCTGCATCTGCATCCCGCGCCGCTGCTGATCCTCTTGCTGCTGCCGCTGGTACTGCTGGGCCTGCATCATCGCAGCGCCCTCGTAGTTTCCTCGGCCCGCCGCATAGGCGGCAGGCAGTGCGGCGAAGAGGTTCCGCATCCCAGACCCCCCGCCCTGCTGACCACCTCCGAGACTTCCCGCGATCGGGCGAGCCACTGAGCCCAGTATCTTCCCAGGGATCGCGGCTACGTCTCCAAGACCTCGCTCTATGTCACCCCATGCCATAACCAGTACCCCCCTGTAGCCCGTGAAACGCATACGGGTTTATCATCTTCTGCTGTGGCATTTGAAACTGGGGCTGGGGCGGGGTGGGGCTTCGCTCCACGCCCTTGTCGAAGAGGCGACTATGCATCCGCGCCTTTGAGAGACCGCCTAGCTGACCATCCTCCATGAGCGTTTCGTCCAGATCGTCCTCGGGGATTCCCATCGCCCCCCGGAACTGCTCACCGGCACCGCCCAGAGCTTCCTGTATCGGGGCAAAAGTTCTGCTCAGACCCCCCAGGATCGGCTGTACGCCGCGTTCCATGATCGGGTTGACTGCGTTGTCTACAGCGAAGCCCACCGCCTGCCCAGGCAACTCAAGGGCCTCACCTAGGAACCCTGCGGTTTGCTGACCTCGCTGCTCCCAGGGGCCTACCTCTTTCTGCAATTCCTGCTCCCGGCGAAGGTCAGCCCAAGATTGGCCTTGGCCGGGGTAACTGTGTAGAGGAGCGGGTTCGTTCCCGTCTCCGAATAGGCCACGTCCGAAATCCGCAGCACCACCTAGAAAATCTCCGAAGCCCATCAGTATCTCCTATCGCACCCTGTAGAAGTCAGTATCCAACAGCGTGTAGTTCACTGTGAAGTACCCGCTTGGATGCTCTCCAACTGCCGCCGGGTGAGTGTCCAGAAGATCCTGGGCCATCACGCCGTGCCATACGCCGGGAGTATCCGCGTCGATGTACTCAAACGTGTATTCGGGGATTCCCGATTTCGACTCCCCTACCTGGGTGATGTTTTTCTTCAGTGCCCGATCTGATCCCATCATGGCAGCACCGCCTAGACTGGTCATCGCACCGCCCCAGTCGAATTCTTTTGTCTGGATTACGGTTCCCGCCCGGTTCAGCGGGTTAGAGGCCAGCGAACCTTCAAACATCTGTTGCTGCATGTAGGGGTTCATGTACTGGCGCATCTCTTCCTGGGCCAGGGAGAGTTCATCCTGCTCGTACTGCTGGCCGACTCCCTGCATCCTCTCCGCATCCGAATACAATCGGTTGCGCTCACCGATCTGCCTGTTGCGGTCTGCAAACTGGAGTTGATCCATCGCCCCGGTCTGGCCGAGAGCCGTCATCATGCGGTTCCGCTCGTTCTGGTAGTTGGCCCCGTAGAGGTTCGATGCGGTCGCCATCGTGCTGTCCGCAATCGCGTTCGCCATCGCACCGGAACCGAACCGGCCACCCGTGGCGAAGCCGCCCACCTGGGAGGCACCCGCCTGCTGCGCGGAGCGGCCCACAATGTCATCGATGTACGGGTTGGCATTCAGATACCCACCGCTCAAAGTCTTCTGCCACTCAGGGAGTGCCGAACCGTATGCAACGCCCTGCTGTAGCGGGTCCATCCTCTGGCCCGCGACACCCATGATCTGGTTCATGCCCTGCTGCCGGGGATCGGAGATGCCGACATACTGGGACGGCATTGCGTCCGTGCGGTCGTACAACTCGCGGGCTCCTGCCAGACCGTATTTCGATTGCTTATCTAGAGCCGGGTTTAGTTTGTTCTCGGTCTTGGTTTCGGTACTCATTACGTCAACTCCTCGACGAAGGTACGACTCACTTCCTTCGCTCCAATGAACTTGGCCCAACCCGGCCTGCCGGTGATCTGTATCTGGTCAAAGTCCAGTTCCGATGCCATGTCCCTGAACTGCGGGTACAGGTGCCCCCACTCCGATATGTCTGAACCGCCGCAGAGAGATATGCTGAAGACCTTCTTACCAGACGGGTATCCATCTCCCTCGACCATGAATGCCGCATGGATGACGGGAGCCATCGGGTCCGGGTTCCACGCGATGACCACCAGTCCCTTGCCCTCTTCCACGTTGGCCTTGAGGGTATCCAGGGTCACCCTTCCCAGTGTCCTGGGGATCGCAATGTTGAACATCTTAGAAAGAACATCCCACTCCGCGAGTGCTTGGTCTTTGCTGAGTAGAGTGAGGCGCGTGGCACCCTCTTCCGGGGCCAGCCCATTGACTGCGGGGACCACCGTACTCTGCTCTGCCTCCTGCACCTCGTTCATGGCTCGATCTCCCCAAAACCTTTCCACGCACCGGGCGAGCCCGATGTGACGCAGACCCAACCGATGTACCCACTCGCTGCGGGTGCGCTATTCATCACCCGGTCGCCCTGGACGTGCGTACCCGCTGTTGGGAACGCCGCCATGTAGGGCAGATCCTCCTGTCGGAGGTACTCCGCGATCATAATCCGGTGTTCACGTTCGTCAGGGTAGTCTGCGGGCGGCTTCTCTACGATCCCCCGGCTCATCGGGTTGTCCTCGATGGTGCCGAAGGTGAGCGGACCTCGAAATCGAATCCCGTGAACTTGGACATTGCCGAGTTGCTCACGAAATGGGCCCGTATGTACCTCCCGCCCACCCGGCGCACTTGGTCGTACCATGTCCCGCTCGGAAACCCGATACCCCACTCGTCTGGAATGCCAAAACTTTCAAAGACTGTTTCTGATGACTGAGAGGAAAGAACCCGCGTCGAGTCCATCCAAGTCAGTGGCTGCATCGGCGGGTACTCGTTTGAGTTCAGGCTGCCGGAAGCACTGCCAGAGAACGTGCCACCCCCGGCAAAGATTGGCCGAATCCAGCGGAGCATCGCCCGCTGTCCCCCAGGCATCTCAAAGTCGCCGGTAGTCAGTTCTGCGGTCAGCGTGTCCACCGTATCGTTGTAGATTTGGAGAACCCCACTGCTATCGATTGCGGCCAGGGAGCGGTCCCCAGACCGGACACCCAGACCGTCGAGGTTCGCGTCCTGTAGGATTGTCGGATCTGGGCCTGTAGCGTTGTCCATCTTGTACGCTGCGTAGGGTGCCGCGTCGAGGTTGCCGCCAATCACACTGCTCACACTGTCGAGTATCGCCTCACAGGCCAAGCCCGTCAGTTGGAACCACTTCCCCACGTTGGGCCGATAGGCGAGTACCGTTGTGGGCGTGTTCCCGCCCTGCGCCATCGTCCAGTAGATCGATTCGGTTTCAGCGTTGTATACTGCGGTCGATAGGTCTTTTGATGCGCTCGACGTTCCCTCTCGCCAGTAACGATCAACCTTGGACTCGCCTACCGGACTCAATGTACTCCCGTTGCAGGCTAGGAACCCCTCGGAGCTTGGGAAGTAGACCACTCCACCCACCGCAATGGCCGCGTTGGGTATGTTGCAGCCGCGATTGGAGTCGAGCTTCCTGAAGGAGAAGAAGTTGGAGCCACCGACATAGTCCATCCGCCAAACCTGACGCTCGCGGAAGATCGCACACCACTCCCCTGCCGGTACGATTGCAGTGATCTCGCCCCCATCACCGTCAAGCACCTGAAAATCAGACTGTGCATTGATCGCTGCGGCACTGCCTATCCCAGGCCAAGAGGCAGGTTGACCTATAGCTGACCAGTGAAGGCCCGCACGCTGAGTCCCGATGATAGGCCCGTTTGTCGAGCCCGTGTTATGGATATTGCCAAGGATTAGGAACTCTTTGAAGGTCGCGCACACATCCGCCTGAGACGCTTCGGATGAGAGGGTAGCCATCACGTTGGTTGATGCGTTGGGCGCGTTGCCTTCCGTATCGATTGAGCAGGGCACGATGTTGCGTCCAACCATGATGATCCGGTCACCGTAGACAACGAAGTTCATCCTCGATTCGGAATCCATGCTAGTGAGTTGGGTGCCGGTCGGTTTGATCTCGATCCACTGCCCCGTACTCCATAGGATGTTCACCCCTCGACCAGCACCGCCATCCTCTGCGCTGCCCACGATGGTGAACTTTGTGCCGCCCTGAGTGTCCCCTGACATTGCCCCACGCGCCCTGAACGGGATCGCAGATACTCCCGGCACCGGGTTCCGGCCATTGAATGATCGGTAGCCTGTAAGCGTGGGGTACACGTTGTCGGCCTGCGAAAGCCCAGGCAAGGCAATGGGGTTCTGGTCTGGTAGCCACTCTCCGAGTTCCATCATCGGCATCTAGATACGAAACGCTCCATCCGAAGTAACGCCCTCCGCGTACATACGCCCACGCGGTCGATGCCGCGCCCTAACGTCCGCAGCGTGAAGGCCATCAATAGCTTTGCGATACAGTCCCTCAAATTCCGCAGAGCGCGCAGCATCTGCTAGATACGGTTGAGCCTCAAACAGAACCCCGTACAAGTACACGTCCGGGGCTATAGTGAGCAGGGTGTTTGTCTGGGACGCAGATGCTAGACCGTCGAACTCTTTGAAGTAGTTCATCGTGTAGGTCCGAGTGGCCGAGTCGGTCAGGGGGGCGAACTTCAGGTCTGTGCCCAGCACCGTGTAAAATCCCGGCTGCCCGGTGCCGCTCCTAGAACTTTCGAGCGACCAGAACTTCTGCGGTGGCAGATACTCAAGCGTGCCGCCCGTCGATCCCGTCTCATAGAGGTCTATGATCTCAAGGAACCCGGTAGGCAGCGCCTGGGAGGAACTGGCAGCGAGTGTGAAGTCCTCCTGGGCCTCCATCTCTCGGATGCGGATATCGCGCCGGAACTTCGACTCCGCAAGGCCCAGCCATGTGTCGAACATATTCCCGATATCGTCGTAGGCCATGTAGGTCTGGACGTTTGTCTTGAGGGTCGAGTAGTTCGTGATCTGAGCCATCAGATTTTCCCTGGAGCCGTGCGTAGGTTGGAGTAGTCGCCATCGTTCAGCTTACGGGCGATCGCGGCCTTGTCCTCATCGTTCCCTCGCCAGATGTTGATGTTCTCCTCGATCGACCACTTTTCGAGGATCTCGTAAGGGATCTCGGCGACCTTCACATACTCGCCACCGTTCCAGAGTGCGGTGGACTTCCTCTCCGCGTTTAGGAAAGCCTTGTTCATGGTCAAGATCTCGCCGATGTTGTCCTGCTCGGAAACGATGGTCAGCGTCTTGTCCATATCATCGAACTTCATCTTGCGCTTCATCGGATCGCCCGGATCGTCCTTGAGCGTCTGCCACTGGCTCATGTCCCCACCTCACAAATCATCCCCGGGCTCACCCAGGGCATCTGATCTGCCTCTACACGATTGTCAGGCACTCCAAGCAGGCTGAAGCACGCCTCATGCCATGTCTCCAGAACCACACTCACCAGCCTGTCCCACTCTTCTTCGTTGCGTGTTAGGGGCTTGAAGCGTTCGTTGAGGGCCTGTGCGGGGCCTTCTCTCATCATCGCCATGCAGAACTGGTGGGCCTTAGATGACTCACTGGCCGAGACTGTTGCTGGGAGTATGAGCATTATAAGTGTCAACACCGCCGGAAGATTGATCACGGGCATAGACTCGCATACGTTGGTAAGCAAGTAGCAGGCTCCTGATACGAAACAGTGGGGTTGGCAACGGTAGCGGGCCAAGCCTCTTCTATTGCTGACTGCATCGCGCAGACGGCTGCCAATAACTCAGCGTTAGATCCAATATCGCCTCTCAGATTATCGGAGTAGTTTGCCGCAGAGAAGTTTTGGACGTAATCGCAGCTAATGGGTCTTTGGGGAGACGATGGGTTGCCAGAAATGGTCTGACCGGAGTTTGGGTTCTTAGACAAGATGTAGATATCACCAGATGCGTCTGGGTCCATGCTCGCCTGCGCCTGCCACGGGCGACCTTCATCTGGGCAGAAGACCAAAGAGGCATCGCAACCGTAAATGTTCAAATCGCCTACGATGGTTATCCCGAACAAACTATCCTGATCAGATGCCGTGCCGTATATGAGTGGAGTGAAGTTTCTCCCTGAACCGTCGTGGGTGCCGGGGTTCACCGTGTTTGGGAAGTATTGTGCAGCCCGAGGGGCGACCAATTGGACGATAGTTTCCGCTACGTCTGCAAAGTTCAACCTTGCCGCCGAAGACGTATTCCTGAGTCTCTTGGGTATGCTTCCGTAAGCCACCACAAACGGGACATTGTATCCGGTCCCTGTGTTGGCATTTTTACCAAAACCTGATCTGGAATTAGCCGGGGCTGATGCTCCGATTAAAGTTGTCGCTGGAGTAGGCTGCACTGTGGGCGCATTGGGAATAAATGCCCCCGTGCGGTTGGAATAAAGATCGCCCGCAGAACCGTTGTCCCCTGTGAATATAATCAGGGTGTTTTCCAGACCGTGCGGGCCTAGCCATCCAATGAGCGTTCCCAAGTAATCGTCTAGCCACTTTAGCTGAGTCATTTGGCAGTCAAACCATGGCTTGTATGCTGGGATACTGTCCGCCCCGCCCGCATACAATATAGCAAACTCGGCGGCATCGTAGTTTGGGGTAGGCCCCTTAAGGGCTGAGTTGCCAGTGGGGAATGGAAGAGTCGTGAATGCGGCTTCCTGACCGGAAGTGGGATAGACGTACTTCCTACCGGTAGCATTGGCGGTTCTTTCTTGGGTGCAGTTGTACGAACCACCATTGTGGATAGAGTGCGGACTCAATGCAAGGATGAATGGATTCCCGGTTTGGTTTTCAAACCAGTTTGACTGAGCGGGGGTTTTAGAGTCATACAGACTCTCTATGTACTGTTCTATCTGGACAAAAGCTGCCTCATCCCGCCACATAATCTGTGTACCACCGATTGTCCAAAGGGCAGTCTCATTGACAGGGACGGGGCCGGGACTGGCTAGCCCAGACCATTGGGGAAGGGTATCAACCCAACCGAATCCATTCCCGCCTGCACTTGGTATGCTCGGGAAACACCCGGGCATGGTGCAGTCATTAGCCGGGCTACTTGACCCAAGTAAACCCTTTCCCCAGTGAGCGATAGCGTAAGCGTCCCCAGTTATGTCTTGTATTTGCCGCATGGGCGCGGCTTGGCCCAAGTTAGGACCGGATTCAGAAACATTTAGGGTAAAGTTGTTCCCTCTCTGGAGCATCTCGCGGGTCGCGGCACAGAACGAGCCTGACCACATCCCCGTGAAATTGATGCCGTTGAGCAACAGCTTGTTGAGGTTAGGCCAATGCGAACTAGGTCGAACCTCATAACTTTGCCCTAGTGGAGCCGCAGTAGCATCGAAACTCACATCACCAACGGAATTCGCGTAAGGGGACAACAACTGCTGGTACTGTTCCCGCCCAAGCTCATCAACCATGATGAATATTATGTTGGGGTGTCGGGATGCCTTGGTAACAAAACTTGCCGAACCACCTGAGAATGAGGAAGTCATCCCCACGCAAGGGATGAAGACCGTCAAGAATAACGCTATGAACCCCCTAATCATGGAATTACCTCGGCAGTGAAGGTCACATCCATTGCTGTGATCCCGGCACAAGTGTTGCCTCCTCTGAAGAGACCAAAGTAGTCGTAGTTGGAGCCACCACCTGTGGCCGTTGTGGTTACAATGACAGTCAGTGTCTCTTCAGCATCGACAGTGGACGAGAGGGGGAAAATAAGCTGACGATCAGGCGTGCCGTCATCGGCGTTACCCTCCCACATAGTAATGATGCAACCAGTCCCGGTGCCAGGTGAAGTCCCTGCTGTAATTGTGGCAGTCATAGTTAGACTCCAGTCCGTAGATGCCCCTACCCCCACATGGGAGATTCCTATCGGGCCGCTACAACCGGCTGTCGGAGGGGTTATGCCTGCCGCAGTACAAGTATTTAAAACTGGGGGGTCGTAGATGACCTCGGCTCCGGGCGCGTAAGTCAGCACCTCGCCGAAGGCGAGATACCCGGAATTCCCAGCGCTTCCTGAAAGTCGGTAGGGACTCGTTTCTACTATCCAGTCTCCACCGGGGTCTTGCGCAGTGACGATATTCCTCAAAGAAGTCCGAATTTTGAAGGCATTGTTGAAGATGGGGCAAAACGTGTTGATTGAACCATCTGCCCCAATAGTGCAAATCACGGAGCGGTCTAGGCTCGTTCCACCAAGGCCCAACGTGAATGCATCTGGTCCTAAGCTAGAACCCTCCGAGAGTACGATATTAGACCCAGTGGCCGCTGCCGGGGTGGCTATGATCCCCGCCCCTGCATCATTCAATACTAGGTTCCCAGTGGCGTCTTCGCAGATGCCGGATGCGGCGGGGCAAGTGCCAAGGCCACCACCACCCCCACCGAACGCATTACCCTGCGCCAGGGAAACGGATGGCAGGCAAAGCAGAACCGCCGCGAAGAGTACGCTCATCAACCGACTCATTGAGATCCACTCCCCGTGATTGTTACGAGAGAAACTTCTGCGCCTGCCGGTGCGGTGGATACTTCGATCCACCATGAGCCGGTGAGCATCACAAAGCAGTCGGTCGGGATACCGGACAGTGTCGAGGTGCTAGCCGCTGAAGGGATAAAACTCCCAACCTTCAGGCCACTGGAGGAGACCCTCCAGAACTTCACCACCGCAGCACCCGCAGACGCGCTACCCGTATCGGAGTCGAAGCAGGCGATCGCGTTGTAGCTCGGCACGCTGAAGGTCATTGAGTTACCGGTATTTGCCGCGTTGCTGCCGAAGTAGCAAGTATCGCCGGAGTCGATCGAGCAGGACCGGGTGCTTGTCGGAGACTGCTCTCTTGTGAGTTGCTTGGTTCCTGAGTTGGCGTATGCCGTGCCCGCAACCATTGAGGCAAGGAGCCCGAACATTGGGACAAGTGTGACGAACTTCATGGATTTGCTCCCTACCTAAAAAACAGAGTGGGCGACTGGGGCAGGGATGGAGGCATCCAAAGCCCCACCCCAGCCACCCGGTGAACTTGCTAGTTGAGGTCTGCGATGAGACCGTGGGCGTAGGTGTTAGACACCTGAAGCGTCCACTCGACAGTCATCATCCGATCCTGACCGTCTCCGACCACCGCGAGATCCTGCTCTTCCCAGGGTCGCAGGTACGCGACACCGATCTGCTCGGGGTCGATCAGCCAAACATCCCGATCCACTGTCGTAACCTTCCGAAGGTGACGCGATGCCACTACGGAAAGTTGCCCGTAGTTGCTGACGTAGACTTCGGCGGTGCCCATGATCGTGCGACTTGACCGATCGGAGCGGGTTACATTGTTGCCGCCCGTTGCCGTGTTTGCGAGACCATCGAACCCGCTGAAAACTCCGCGCTGCTTCGCGCCAGCCACGATCAGGCTCGGCTTGCCGCCATCAGTCCAGCAATCCTCGATCACATCGGTCAACAAACCTTCAGTAAACGCTCGTTGCTTCGTTGTGGCCGCTTCCGTATCCACTGCGGCCCCGTCGAAAGTGCCAGGGTCCGCACCAGATGTACCCGTACCTACCGTCCCTCGGCTGGCGTTTCGTACCCAACTGTCGAGGCTCGCGGAACGCCTCGTTGCGGACGAAGACTTGGCGATGTGGGAGGTCGTAATTGCCATATCCACATCGGTCTTCAGTTCGCGTGCCGCCTTTGCTGCCGCGTATGCGATAGCCGAGTCGAATCCGGCATTGTTGACCGACTGCATCGTGTTCGACACCCCGTAGACCTTCTTGCTGATCTGGGTGTAGTTACCCAAGCGTGTCTGGGTCAGGTTGTCGGTCACAGTGCCCGAAGCCGCGCCTTCCGCTGCCGCGTTGCTGGCACTGGGTGCGATGAGCGTGTCTTCCAGCCATTCGTGGAGGGTTGACGTTGCGGTGAGCGTTTTCGCTGCTGAGAGTACCGGAGTCTCGCTCGGACTCAGGTTCTCGATGATAGAGCCGAGATCCTCGCGAATCCCTGCCATAGGTGCAGTTGTTACTGATTGTCCCATCTTGAATTACCTCGTTTTATTGAGTTGCTCTCGGCGCAGGAACGCATTCGCGATTGCGTCGAGAGAACTATCCGTTTTCATTGCGCTGACACTCTCATTGAAAACCGACTGTTCGCGTTGCCCGGGGTCAACAGGAACCCCGGCCCGGACATTGGGCATCGTTGAGAGTTTCTTACGGATTCGAGGAGTCGCTTCCCTTACCGTCATGCCTTGCTCATCGGCCAGCATTGCTTTGTAGGCGATGAGGACTTGACGGGGATCTACTACCTGATTCCAATTCTCCGCTGAGAGACCTCCTCCCGTTGGAGACGTGATCCACCGTCCGACCTGCTCGTAGGTGGCATCAAAGTCTTTCGCGAACGCTGGCTCCATCGACTGAAGCTCTGAAATCGCTCGCGGTATCTGTTCCTGTCTGGCCTGCTGGTTCAGCGCGTTCTGCTCCTGATAGGCCATCTGAAGCATCTGGTCTCTGCGCTGGTTGTCCTGCATCCTCGCGGCATACTCGCCTGGGTTCTGGACCCTCAGTGCCTCAAGCTCTCGCGGGTCTTCTTTGTGGTTCGCGAGTTCCGCCTGAAGTTGCTGCGCCACTTCGTTCATACGCTGTGCGGCAGCGGCCTGATCCTGTGTGACACTCTGCGCGTAAGCCTCGACCTTGCGCCGGTCCTCGCCCAACTCCTGAGCCTTCCGGGTGTAGTCGGACTCGCGGTGATAGC